GTGGAGCCGTTGGCACCTTAGCGGGTGCAGCATTGGATGGTTGTTTGCTTGCAATCATTTGCCCAATTTTCACCGCTGCTTGCACTGGGTTTAGCTGTGACAACTCGATGTATAAATCATCGTTTTGCAGTAGTTCAGCGGCTAGGTTTAATGTGTCTTTGGCGGATAGTCCGAATTGGTCAAGCGTGATGGGTAGCGGTGGCAATGTATTAGCCTTTGCCATCAATCCATCTACATCAACACCGCCATCTTTTAACTCACTGATAGCAGTTTCAAATTCGGCTTGTTGTTCGACCTGTGATTGTTGGGCTTTTTCAGCTTCAAGTTTGGCAAGTACACGCTGTTCAGCTTGGGCAACATAGTATTCCTGCTGCGCTTTTTGATACTCCGAATAATCGTCAAAATCTTCGATATTTGGCGGATTATCGGTTTGCGGACTTGCTTTGGCAGCGCGTTCAGCTTCAAGCTGGCGCACAAGCTCGGCTTTTTCGCGGGCAAGCTGCTGGATACGCTTTTGCGCTCGGCTTTGCTTTTCAGTTTCCTGTTCTTGCTTGGCTTGTTCTGCCTTTTCTTCTTCGGTCTGTTCAACCGCTTCGGGTTCGGCTTGTGGCTGTTCGATATCCTGACTATCTGCGCTAGTATTTTCCGTGTCAGCGGTTGCCACGTTGTCAGTATCAATATTGTCCATCGTTTGCATTGGGTTGCTCCATAGTGTCAGCCATTACGCTTTCCCCAAGTTGGCTATTCTCGGGAGCGAAGTTTTGAGCCATTTCATCAGGCATTAAAAAACCCTGCTCGGATTCGGCAGGGTTCTCAATGTTTTCGCTTGGCATAAGTGGCGGCTCGTCCATCTCATGCTGCGGGGGTAATTCGTATTCGGGTAATGCTTGGTTGTATTCTTCGGTTTCCATCCATTCGGGCGGCACCATGCCTTGCACAGCTTGCAAGTTGCCCATGTGCTGCGTGAGTAGCGACACAACGCCCTTTAACTCTTCAACATCAGCTTTACTTTCAGCGTTAATCTCAGCCACACGGATGTCTTTTTCCGCTTGCAGTTGGATTTTAACTAATTCAAGCTGTCTATCCGCATCTTTGTCATTGACCAAGCCTTGCAACTGCTCGATTTCAGCGGTCATTTTCTGCACCAACTGGTCAAGCTGCATGATTTGCGCTTTAGCTTGCTCAGGGTCAATTTGCTGCTCTTTACCTGTGAGCTGTGGCGGCATCGTTGACTTGATGCGCTCTGCAATCTCTTTGGCATTAAGCAGCGGTGAGTTTTGCAGCAAGATATCACCGATTAGGCTAAATAACTGCGGATTCATGCTAAGCAACTGCATCATCAGTGCAAAGTTTTGTTCGCGCTGGGTGTTAAATGATGGTCCCGTGTCCATTCGTACGTCATAACGACCCACGGTCACATCAGCCATTACGCCTTTGGCGGTTTCTTCAAACAGTTTGACTTGCTCAGATTCACCATCGACACCCACGATACGACGAATCATCGGCACGGTGTAGAGTGCTTGATAAAGCCCAAGCAAGATTTTCGCACCATGTCGAATCGATTTGTTTAAGTTGTCTTGCAAGTGGAATTGGGCAGTTTCCGATTGACGTTGACGCATACCGATTGCCACGCCTGACGTTTCATTACCTTGCCCGCCCATTACTGGTGCGTGCATATTCAAGATATCGGTAATACCTTGCTTTGCGCTTTCAGCCGCGTTTAATACGCCAACTGGCGGTTGAGCTGCGCCCATGCGAAATGGAGCAGGACGTTGTTGCCCATTTTCATCGACAAAGTTATAGTAAACTGCTGCGTATTTGCTAGGATTTTGCCATTGTTCTTCATAACCTGCCACACCTTCAGCATCCGCCACCAAAATATCATCTTGGTTCTTTTGCAAAATGTGCGCTTCGGTTGATTTCCAATAGTTAAAGAGTCGCTGTGGGTCTTTGGCAAAATGCACCAAGCTAAAGATATACCGCTTTTCCTGCACCCAAGTTACTTCACCATAGACAGGCACGATAGGGATATATCGACCAGGAAAGGTATTTTCTTCAAGCACTTTAGCGCCTGATACTTTGTACCATTTAACTTCTTTTCGTGTCGTTGGTCGCGTCGCTTGTAAAATACCCGCCGCTGTCAACGCGGTTTCATCGCTGCCAAGTTGCTCACTTAGCACCGACTTATAGTTTGACGTGCCATCGCTCAGTAGCCATAGCGTGTCTTTGACTTCTTCAAGCTTGAAATACTCGACAATGCGTAATGTCTTATCGCTGTCATCGTACCAATCTGAATAGTTACTGCTCTCAAAGTCCACAGCTGCATCGTTACCATACTGCTCAATGATATCGTCTTTACTAACCCAATCACCCACGATTGCCCATGTCATATCACTACCATCTAGCGCACGGCTCAACGGGTCGATATAAACCGCATGTGGGTTTTGCACTGGCATAAATTTTGGTTCTTGATTGAACGATGTATCGCTAACGTAATCCGTAACTAAGCGATAAAAACCAAGCCCGCCATACACCGCATTTTCTGCGGCAGTATCGTAAGCTGATTCAGCGTCCGTGGCTTCTTCTGTGTCTTTGATTAAGCCTTCAATCAAGTTCGCCTTGTCCGCGTCTGCCCCGTTATCCACTGGTACAACTTTAGCCTGTGGTCGGTTTTGGCGCTGGGTGTTGATTTGTTGACGGCAGTAAGCACGGCACATATTAAATTCAAGACTTGGCTTACCATCATCTTTGCGCTTTTGGACTTCATGCAAGCCCCATTGTGCGCCTTCAACGGTGACAAACTCTTTATCTTCAACGCCGCGCTGATAGTTTTCTTGCCAATAATCCTCAGCTTGTTTCAAGCGCGTTTTGATTTCGCCTAATATTTCATCGCTCATTAACTCATCCAGCCTTTCTTAATGGGTTTTGGTATCGCTTTAACTTTTTGCTTACCGACCAAGCCTTTTTGGATAGCGAAACGACGCATCATATAGGCGTAACGTGTCGCATCCATCAAGTCATCACCTGTCTTAACGATTTTGCCTTTTTCATCGCGGTGGTATTGCAAAAATTCATTAAACCAATCACGCAAGCCCGCAAATACTTTAAACTTACCCGCACGCATCAACAAAAGAATCTCAAGCAAGCCAGCTTCAACACCATTGGAACCGTCTGGCCAAGTTGCATACTCACCAAGCATTTTAAATCCGGCTTCTTTGTAATAGGCTTTTTGCTGTTTGCCTGAGCCTTTTTCAGTTTGGAGTCCATCAAGCGGCCAAGCGGTAGGTACGTCTTTTGACCATGCTTTTGTAGCAGTCCAAGCTTGATCGGGTGAAGCTTGTCGCTGTTTCCAACCGTGAGTCACATAAAACATATCGTTTTCGGTGTCTATAGCTAACTGCACTTGAGCTTGTGGATGGTCCCAACCAAAGTCCATGCCATCAATAATCATAAAGTGGTCGGGTATCTCAAATGGGTCACACGTAATAAATTCTTCGCTTAAGTCATAGATGCGACCATGACCAAGCATCGGAATACCTTTGGTACGCATATCACGTTGGTGCGCCGGATAGGATTCAAGCAATGTCTGCTTAACGCTTTCACTCAAGTGAGGCGCATCATCCCAACCCGCATTCAGCATGATTTGACCAGTTGCAGGATTATCCATAAACTGGACAACCAACTCGGTGCGACCATTCTCAGGCGTAAACGTCAAAATGCCACGTCCGCCGTTACCTTTGTCACCTGTTGCGGTACGTGTTAGCACCTGTGGGTAAATCGTTTGGTCTTTCGGCTCTTCATCGATGTGAAACCAATCAACGCTGTCACCCATCAAAGCGTGCTGACCTTGGCTATATGACCAAAATTGCACCGTTGAAACGCCATGCTGAACATCGCCGCCACCGCCATGACGCACATACACGGTTTGCATCGCGTTTGGTGTACCTGTCATCGATTCGTGGTCAAGGATGTATTCAGGTGGAATTAATCCACCAATCCAGCCGCTATCATCGCGCCTACCAAATATCGGTTTCTGCAGAAGGTCACGACATTTTTCACCAGAATAACCAAGCAGCCAAATAAGCGGTGCATGGTCAAATGCGTAACCATCCCACCAATCAGGATAATGACCAAGCGCATGAATTGAGTCCATGTAAGTGCCAGTCATGGTCTTACCGACGCGGTTAGCAGCCATAAAACACACTTGGCTATAATCTGCAGTGAGCTTGACTAATTCGCGCTGGATTGGATAAAGCTTTTCACCAAAATGCTTATAGCGATATACGTCATTGCGTCTGCGCTTTTCTTCAAGCAGTGCTAATAGCTCAAGTTTTTTATCACGAGTTGCCATTCGTTAATGCCTGAATTTTTGCGTCTAGCTCATCATCGGTTAAATTATTGATGTTCATGTTGACGTTGGTATCAACTTCTTGCTTATCACGCCAGTTGTCTTTTTGACGATTTTTAAGCCAGAAGATAGCTGCCGTTGTGTCTGGCGGATAATGTTTGATGGTTGGGACGACTAGCTCAACGCCTTGGTTATTGAAAATCTTATCTTCTGGGTGCGAATAACCTTTGGCGCGGTGAAATAAGCTTGATGCGATTTCAGCATCAGCAATTTCTTTGCCCTTTTTTATGGACTCCGAAAATTCTTTGTGGTCTTTTTTCCACTGATTGATTGTTGATTCTGAAACTTCAAAAAGATAGGCTAATTTTTTATCATCTGCGCCAAGTAAACAGTATTTGTAAGCCTGTTCTGCAAATTCTGCTTTGTATTTTGTTGGTCTTCCAGCGTTTGACTTCGGTTTGGTTGGCGTAAGTTTCGCCATGCTTACGCTCCTTAAATAAAAAAGACCTGCAACCCCATCGCTTAGACTGCAAGCCAGGTAATTAGTTAAAATCAACCTCTAATACTGATGATTGATGATTAAACGTGTGCAAATCATAGACAATCTTGTCATCGTAATATGTCGTATTTTTTATTTGTTTGACTTCCTCCCCTCCTTAAAATGAGGGGATTCCTTCTGCAAGACGGTGAAGCCCCACCGCAAACCTTAAATAGTGGCAACCGCCCGTACGACACACCGTACATTTAAGGTTCTTATTTTAAGCTAATCCTACCGTTAGGATTGTCAATAGACACGGATTAGCTCAAGTGTGTGTTTGGAATGTCTTACCAGTTAAGTTACTGCGTACTCGCAATTTAGTCTTAACTTAACTGTGGAATGTAAGACATTGAATATAGTGAGATGAGTATAGCAAAACTCATCGCATTTAACAATTGCCTTATATCCACCGCCTGA